ACGCAATCTCACATTGTTCCAAAGGTAGAGGCTATTCAGGTTATCGGAGTTTCCGCATAATGTTAGTCAAGACTGAAACTGATGGATTCATGAAAGATACTTCTACTGGAGCTTTCATAAATACAGACGATGCATCTTATGCAAAGTTTGTAGCAGAGAGATCGAAAGCGAAGAATAGCAAAGAGCTATCGAATAGAATCAGTGCAGTCGAAGACGATCTCAAAGAAATTAAAACTCTACTCTTACAAGTAGTGAATGGAAGAAATTAATGTCAAGACCAGTAGCTAATGTTGATGTAATTACCGACTCGTTCGAGGTTTGGCTCCTCGAGACCAATGAACTTCTTCACGCGCTTTCGACAGAAATCATCACTGCAAATAGCACGTATGCAAACACGGGTAACACTGCGTTTCCAAGAACAGCTCAGCTATACGGAACATTCGGGGCTAATAATCTCGTCGTAACAAACTGGATGAAAGGCGGAAACGTCAACGGTTCGTTTGCGAATCTCATGATCAGTACGAACACTGTTCTGAGCAACGTGACATCGACCGAAATTCGTCTGGAAGTTGCCAATGGTTCTTCGAACACATTCATGTGGCAGTACGGTCTACATGCTGGTTTGACTGGTGCAAACCTTGTCGCTAACACAACGAAGCTGACGATTCAGTCGAACTCGACCACGAATACAACAGCAACTGCATTCGCAGTTGTTGCCGCGAATAGCACTAACACTGCTACGATGAATCCAATTAGCTTTAGCACTGGATTGTTTGTAGCGAACACGATTCAGATTACATTAGGTGCCAATGTCACTGCTAATGCCACGAATGGTGGTACGATCCAAGTCACAGGATCCGGAGCAGTAGGTAACAGTGTATCAAATAGCAGCGGCCTATATGTAGGCAATACTGTTACGAACAGTCAGATGACGAGTGTTCGATTCTTTGCCGCAGAAGGTAGCAATACCGTACTCGCAAACAATCAGATCATTAGCATTGCCAATACAACATCATCTGCAAATATTGATCCTATCAGTTTCAAGACAGGCATCTTTACAGCTAACACCATTCAAGTTTCACTTGGTGCCAATGTCACTGCGAATGCTACCAACGGCGGCACGATCCAAGTAACAGGAACTGGTACGGTCGGCAATACGGTTGCAAATAGTAGTGGCCTGCATGTAGGTAATACTTTAAACTCTTCACAAGTCACATCAGTTCGTTTCCTTGCATCTGAAGGTTCAAACACCACTCTTGCAAATACTCGAATCATTAGCATCGCTAACTCGAGTGCCACTGCAAACATCGAACCGAACGCATTTAAAACTGGCATCTTTACTGCCAATACTATTCAGATCTCGCTCGGCGCAAACGTCACGGCAAATGCTACCAATGGTGGTACAGTGCAAATCACTGGAACAGGTGCGATTGGTAACGTTGTAGCAAATAGTAGCGGAGTATTTGTAGGTAATACGCTTAACGCTTCTGAGTTAACATCGCTTCGATTCTTCACCGCAGAAGGTAGTAATACCGTTTTAGCGAATACTCGAATTGTTAGCATTGTCAACTCAACGTCGACATCTAACGTTACACCGACAGGATTCTTTGCAGGTATTGTTACTGCTAACCAAACAGTTGTTGCAGTCGGAGCGAATGTCGTTGCAAATGCTACTACGGTTCTTGTTGGGAATGCAACGTTTAATACGGCGATTGGTAATGGATCGATCACTGCATCTGCGAATCTTACCATTACGCCGACAAGCCATCTTGTTGTTGTAGGTGCTGCGACAGTCAGTTCGAACGTTGCTCTTGCAAATACGCTGACGGTTACAGGAAATACGAATCTTTCGAATACGCTCACTGTAACTGGAGCTACAACGCTTTCGAGTACTCTTGGAGTAACAGGAGCAACTGCTCTAGCGAATACGCTCGCAGTGACTGGTCCTGCTACACATGCAAACATCGTGACTTTCAAGACTGAGCACGTAGTTGATATCTTTGCAAACGGAAATCTTGGAGCTACGACTGGTTCAGATCTTCTTGTCTTCGAATATCCAAAGGCAGACTATAGCACTGCTAAACTTCTCATTCAATTGAAAAATGCTGGTAATACACAGATCTCTGAAGTACTACTTGCTCATGATAATTCGACTGCGCAGCTTACAACATATGGTACGGTTTCTTCACCTGTTGCAGCTAATTCCGGAGTCAGCTTACTTGGTACTTTCTCTGCGAACGTGGCTACTGCAAACGTAAGAGTATATGTCAATCAAACAAGATCTAGCACGGCTGCAAAAGTTGTTGCTCAATTCATTAAGTAAGGTAATATATGTCAGGCGCAAATAATAGATTTAAGGTTGATAACGGTCTAGTTGCTTCTGGCAACGCGATCTTCTATGATCGTGTCGACGTAGAAGCCAACGCGCACTTTAAAAACGACTTGTTTGTTGTATCTGGTAACCTTGTAGTAAATGGTTCTCTTGTATACGCCAACGTTACCATCGGTCAAGGCGGGGTTCTTCTGATTGCAGATCAGCAGCCACTCGGTAATACTTCAAACCGTTTCAATGCTTTCGTATTTAATACGACATCTTATGGAACACTACGACCAGATGCAAACGGTGGTGCACTTGGTACTACGACTGCTCGCTTTGATGTCTTTGCAAACAATATCACCGTTACAAATACGGTGAATTTCCCGAGTGGAGCAGGCGTTAACTCGTCGCTCTATACTGGTACAGCAAGCAATGCTAACACCGTATACAATATCTCGGCGAATGGTATCGTAGTCAGAACTGGTACAGGAACAGGTACTACGGTATCGATTGCTTCTACGAACGGCATTAGCGTAACAAACGGCAACGGCGTTTCTGGAAATCCTACGATTAGTTTTGTAGCGAATGCTGGTTTAACAGTAAACGCGGCAGGCGTATTTGTTGATGCATCTGCTATTACTGTCGGTACACTTCCTACATCTCGGGGCGGTACAGGCGGATCGATCAATAACCTTCTACCTACACAATCTGCTGGAACAACAGGTTTCGTCCTTGCATCAAGTGGAGCGACAGCTAACTTGGTGTGGACGCAACTTGCTGGACCTCAAGGTGCGCAAGGTGCAACTGGTGCTCAAGGTGCACAAGGATCTACCGGTTCTCAAGGACCAACTGGTGCTCAAGGCGCAGCTTCGACAGTTCCTGGTCCACAAGGCGCGCAAGGAATAACTGGTTCCCAGGGTCCACAGGGAACAACTGGTTCTCAAGGACCACAAGGACCTTCGGTTCAAGGACCGACGGGACCACAAGGTGCACAAGGAATTATCGGACCTCAGGGACCGCAAGGAACAACTGGTGCTCAAGGTGCTGCTTCAACCGTTGCCGGTCCTCAAGGCGCCCAAGGTTTGCAAGGTATCCAAGGACCACAGGGACCGCAAGGCCTTACAGGTGCACAAGGTGCAGCATCTTCAGTTGCTGGTCCTCAAGGTGCTCAAGGATTACAAGGCGCTCAAGGTGCAACTGGTCCTCAAGGATCTCCTGGAATAAACGGAGCACAAGGTGCAACTGGTGCTCAAGGCGCGGCAGGTTCAAGTATAACAGGTGCTCAAGGTGCAACCGGACCACAAGGTGCCCAAGGAAGTGCATCTGGTGCTGTCGCGCCTATTCTAAGACACGTCACCGCAGGATTTACAAGTGGCGGCCAAGTTTTTGTAACAGCGACTCAACCTACTGCTTCAGCGGCTGGTGATATCTGGATTGACACTGCAGGAACTACAGGATATACACAAAGTCTCTCGTCAAATGGATGGACTAAGTTGCCAAACGGAGCAATTATTCAGTGGGGAACAGTAACTGTTACTCCAAATACTACAGGATCTGGATCATTTCCAACATCGTTCACCGCGGTTGCCCGAGCTGTGATGAATGGCGTAGGAGATACAGGCGTATTTGGACAGGCTTCTAAAGGTGCAACCATTTTTAGTGTATCAACAACTGGTTTCAGTTGGTTTAACGGAGATGAAAGTTCTCATACCGGTTACTGGTTAGCAATGGGATATTAATAAAATGACAATTTACTACAGCCCAACAACAAAAGGTTTTTACGATACTGATTTTGGGTATCCGTCATTGCCGCAAGATATTGTTGAAATTACCGCAGAGCAACACCAGCAGTTTCTCCATGGTATGAATATGCAAAATAAAGAATTGGTTTTATCACAAGGAAATCTTGTTTTGCAAGATCGAGTCGTGGTAATTACTTGGGAACAAATTAGATCGAAAAGAAATAATCTTCTAGCTTTATCTGACTATACTCAAATGGCAGATTGGCCTGGAGATAAAACTGCTTGGGCTACATATCGTCAAACTTTAAGAGATCTTCCTCAGACTTATACAAATGCAGCAGACGTTGTTTGGCCATCTAAGCCAGGAGAATAATAAGTGCCGCTAACGTTCCTATCTGCTAAACCTGTTAAATATTGGAACGGCTCGTCGTGGGTCGGGAGCCAAGATTTTGCCGCCGTTAAAATGTGGAATGGATCTACGTGGCAATATGTAGGAATACGTCCGTATGCAGATGTAGCCTTAGTTACTTTTAGTCCCGTGGGCGGCACAATATCATCTCCGACTTTTGACACTGCCGAAGCGTATGGTTCCCAAGCAGGTTATACTATCACAGCTTCTTCAAGCGTAGTTTGGACTTATACTGGAGGAGATGGATTTAGTGGATACGCCAGTGTTGCAAGTGGAGGAAGTGCTTCATCAATTGAACTTGTAGCAGCTTATACAGGTGGTTTCAATGAACAAACGTTTAACGTATCAGCATCAAATGGTGCAGAAACTAAATATTGGGTGATAACTGTAACATCTTATAGTTTTGAATAAACATAGCGGAAGAATTAAATGGCACTGAAAGCAAATATCATTATCGATCAAGGCACTTCATTTGCTACGTCTATTGATGTGACTGATGAAAATGGTAACATCGTAAATCTTACAGGATTTACAGGTGCCGCTCAGATGCGTAAGCATTATACTTCGACCGCTCAAACCGCATTTACAGTTTCGATTACTGCTGTGACTGGCGTCGTCGCTCTTTCGATGTCGGCAAATACCACAAATGGCCTTACAGCCGGAAGATACGTATATGACTGTGAGTTGACTGATGGCAGCGGAACAGTTTCTCGTCTTGTTGAAGGTATCGTCACAGTTACACCAGGAGTTACAAGATAATGGCAGGTGCATCTCGTTTAGTCGCTACAATTACAAATAACAACGGCAGATTATCATCTGCTGGTCCTATTACTCTGAAAAATCAAATTCAAGAAATACGAAGTATTGAAAACATACTCGACGTCAGCGTCGTTGAAGCCGCCAATGGCGCTACATTAATCTACAATTCTCAAAATGATAAATATGAGGTGAGACAACTGTCATTCGCGGATCTAGCAGTAGATCTCGACGGCGGATCATTTTAACCTAAAAGGAATAGCCAAATGGCAGACAATTTAATTCAAATTAAAAGGTCGTTAACGACAGCTGATGCGCCAACATTAGCTAACGGTGAATTAGCGTTTACAGCAAATGGCGATCACTTATTTATTGGTTCGAATGGTGCTTCGATCACCATTGCCGGTAAATTTAATCCTGGTATACTGACCGCCAACCAAGCACTCGTTGCGAATGGTACCTCTGGTATCGACAAGATTATTGTTGCTAACGCTGTTGTGACAACAGTTACAGCCAATGGTTCGACGGGTACCAACGGACAAGTACTGAGTTCAAATGGAACAGCCGCTTATTGGGAAACTCCTACTTCTGGCGTATCTGGTTCAAATACACAAGTTCAATTTAATAATTCTGGCGCATTAGCCGGAGACGCAGACTTTACGTTTGATAATACCAATAATAAACTGTCTGTTGCCGGCGGCGTTCTTGCTGGCTCTGGCGGTAACTTCGTCGTTGGTTCTAATTCTTTTGTTGCGAATGCCACCGGTGTATTCTCTACAGGCACCGTGAACGCAGCGATTGTGAGTGTTGGTACGGCGTTCGTAGCAAATGCCACACAGATCAATATTGGAACTAACGTTGCTCTTAATGCAAATGGCACAAATGGTACTGCAGGACAAGTTCTTGCATCGAACGGAACAGCTGTATACTGGGTAACACCTCAAGATGGTGATATTACATCAGTCGTAGCCGGTTCTGGTCTTACTGGTGGCGGTACATCTGGCGAGGTAACTCTTGATGTTGGTGCTGGTAACGGTATCAGCGTCTCTGCAGACGCGATTGCTGTAGTTGCAAATAGCGGTCTTGCTTCAAATACCTCAGGCGTACACGTTATTGCAAATAACGGTCTATCTGCAAACGCAACAGGCGTTTTTGTTGTTGCCGGAGCTGGTATTGCTTCGAACGCAACAGGTGTGCATGTCGTATCTGGTAACGGTACGATTGTTTCGAATACCTCGGGCGTTTATGTCAATGCTGCTGCACTTTCAATTGCCACATCGCAACTTTCAGGCGACGTTGCTCTTGGTTCGGGTACATCAGGCGACTATGTTGCTACTATCACAGCTGGTAACGGTATTTCTGGATCCTCATCTGGTGAAGGTGGTGCAGCCACGATTGCTGTTGTAGCAAACAACGGTATTGTATCGAATACTTCAGGCGTCTTTGCCAAAGCTGCTAACGGTATTTCTGTTGATGGCGCTGGTATCAACGTTGTTGGCGGTGATGGTCTTACAGCTAACGCGACTGGAGTTCATGTTGGTGCTGCTAACGGTATTAATGTCACTGCAGATGCAGTTGGCCTTACCACTGGTTCAACACTCACGGTCAACTCTGCTGGACTCCATGTTAATACTGCACTCTCGATTACAGATCTTTCTCTTTCCGGAAATCTGACTGTTCTCGGTACGCTTTCGACAATCGATACTACCAACCTGACAGTCCAAGATTCGCTGATCGAGCTTGCAAACGGAAACGCAACAACCGACATTCTTGATATCGGTCTTTATGGTCAATACGGTGCCACTGGAGCTAAATATACCGGTCTTTTCCGTGATGCTACAGATGGCGTTTATAAGCTCTTTGCTGGTTCTCAAACAGAACCTACAACAACTGTAGACACTGCAGCAGCCGGTTATACTACTGCTACATTACAAGCATTCCTAAACTCTGGTGGTTTGGTTTCGAACGCGACTAACGTTACTCTTACTGCGAACTCGACACTCGCGGTTGGTATCACAGCGAATACATTGAGTCTTTCGACTGCACTGCCTGGAACAAGCGGTGGTACTGGACTCGCGACTGTTACTGCAGAAGACATTTTAGTTGCTAACTCTTCGAACGGTTTTAGAAAATTAGCTGTTGGCTCTACTGGATTCGTGCTTCAGTCTAACGGTACAGCAGTTGTATACGCAACCCTCGACGGCGGGACATTCTAATTTATGGAAGCTGAATTTGTAAATGAGTACATCAATCGATTACTCGCGAGTGTACATGATCTTACAAGTAAGAACATCATGCTAGAAACAAGACTGGTCATGGCCGATAAAACCATGACCAGTCTTCAAGCAAAAATTGTTGATCTTGAAAAGCTTGGAAATAAAAATAAAAAAGCTGAAGATACTTCTGTATAAATAGAATATTAGGGGTTACATAACCGCTTCGTTGCTCTATATAGAGGTTGAGAATGGCAAATAAATTTCAATTTAAGCGCACGACAATTTCTGGTCGTACAGCTAATACTACTGACGTAGCAAATTCCGGCTTTATTGATAACGGTGAATTTGCAGTCAACCTAACTGACCGTAAAGTCTTCTCTTCAGATGCTGCGAATGCCATCTTTGAAGTTGGTTCAAATCTCTCTTCTCTCGCTGTCACTACGATCGTAGCCAACGGATCTTCTGGATCCAACGGCCAAGTTCTTTCATCGAATGGAACAGGAGTTTATTGGGGCTCAGGCGGTACGGCAAATGCTGCTACCATGAATACCTATACGTTTACTGTCACATCGAATACCACGGTGTTTACAGGATTAGACGACACATCAAACACATTCGTATATACTTTAGGGCTTGAAAGCGTCTTCATTAATGGTTCGCGTCAGATTGCGGCCGTTGACTATAACACGACAAATACCACGGTCTTAACGCTTACATCGAATGCGATTGCTGGTGATATTGTTCAAGTTACAACTTTAAATGGTGCTTCACTTACTCTCGGATCTCAAGGCGCTCAAGGTGCTCAAGGTGCAACCGGTGCACAAGGTGCTCAAGGCACAACGGGTGCTCAAGGCGCTCAAGGTGTTGCTGGCGCTCAAGGTGTTCAAGGCGCAACTGGCGCAACTGGTGCTCAAGGCACAACGGGTGATCAAGGTGCTCAAGGTGTTGCTGGCGCTCAAGGTGTTCAAGGCGCAACTGGCGCAACTGGTGCTCAAGGTGTTGCCGGCGCTCAAGGTGTTCAAGGCGCAACTGGCGCAACTGGTGCTCAAGGTGTTGCTGGACCTCAAGGTGTTACTGGTGCTCAAGGCGCTCAAGGTGCTCAAGGTGCCACCGGTGGAGGTGTAACCTCAGTCGCCACGGCTAATGGACTTTCTGGTGGAACGATTACAACTAGTGGTACAATTGGAGTAACTGCTGGGCCAACACTTACGGTCAATACGACTGGTATTCATGTGAATTCCACATTATCAATCGCCGATCTTACACTCTCGGGTAACCTGACAGTTTCCGGTACAAGAACTTACGTGAACACCACAACACTCGACGTTGGTGATAATATTGTTACGCTGAATGCAGATCTTGGAGCTAATCCTCCTACTGAGAATGCTGGCTTCGAGATCATGCGCGGGACGTCTGCCAACGTTCAGTTCGTCTGGGATGAAACAAATGATCGCTGGTCTACAAACAGTCAACCACTTGCTGTTTCGTCTCTTGTAGCCGCAGGTGCTGCATCTGGAATTACCACCCTTGCTGCCGGTAATACTACGATCACTGGTTTTGCCAACGTAACCTCGACGCTACAAGTAGCTGGTATTACTACTCTTAATGCCAACGTTGCAATGGCAAATAATGTGTTAAGTAATCCTAAGCTTGCTTCATACAAAGAAGCAGTTGTTGCCAATACTATAACAACAACTACTCACACTGTAGATTTATCACTATCCAACGTATTCGATTTGACATTGGCCAACGCGTCTATTACAATTACATTTTCAAATCCTCCTGCATCGGGCAATGCATACAGTTTCACACTTCATTGTAAACAAGACGCCACGGGATCGAGAATAATCACGTGGCCGGCTTCTGTTAAATATCCGAATGCTTCGACACCGACGATGTCAACTGGTGCAAATAAAATCGATGTCTTCAGTTTCTTTACCCTCGACGGAGGTACAACATATCTCGGTGCCTTATCTCTTGCAAATACAGGTTAATAAGAAGGTTATACGATGCCATTAAATGTATTTAGAGCTTCAGGTAAGGCTGCTCCAGCCACACAAGTATTCAATGCCCCCGCAACATTCGTCGTTCCTGCAGGCGTATATTCTATAGATATATCTGGTCGTGGCGGCAATGGAAACGCTGGTAATGCAGGCAATCCTGGTACTGCTGGCAATGCTGGTAATCCTGGAAATAATGGGGCCGCAGGAACTGGTGGTGCTGGTGGTACAGCTGGGACATCTGGCAATCCTGGCGCATCAGGAAATGCTGGCACAAACGGGGCCGGCGGAGCTGGCGGTGCTGGTGGTACAGCTGGAACATCTGGAAATCCCGGCGCATCAGGAAATGCTGGCACAAACGGTGCTGGCGGCCCAGGAGGAGCCGGAGGTGCTGCAGGGAATGCTGGGAATCCAGGTGCCACTGGCAATGCAGGTACGAATGGTGCTGGCGGAGCTGGCGGTGCTGGTGGTACTGCTGGAAATGCTGGAGCGACAGGAAACTCCGGCAATCCCGGTACTAATGGTGCCGGTGGTGCAGGCGGTGCTGCTGGTAATGCTGGGAATCCAGGTGCCACTGGCAATGCTGGTAACCCAGGAACAAATGGCGCCGGCGGTGCTGGCGGTGCTGCTGGTAATGCTGGGAATCCAGGTGCCACAGGAAACTCTGGTAATCCTGGTACCAATGGTGCCGGCGGTGCTGGCGGTGCAAGAGGAAATGCTGGGAATCCAGGTGCCACAGGAAACTCTGGAAATCCAGGAAATAATGGTGCCGGCGGTGCTGGTGGCACTGGCGGTAGCGCAGGTACGGGAGGAGGCGGCGGACAAGGTTCAGCCCGACCTTGCGGTGGCGGAGCCGGTAGCGGTGGTAGTCCGGGCGGTGGCTGCGGTTGTTTTGGCACCCCATTTGCGCCTTGTTCTGCCCCCGGCGGCGCCGGAGGCTCTCCTGGCGGAGGAAATGGTGGCTTTGGTGGAAGCGCAAATCTTGGGGGGTGCGTTTGCGGCGGCGGCGGTGGCGGCGGCGGAGGCGGCGGTAGCGGAGTGACTGGTAATTCAGGGAGTGCAGGTGGTGCGGGTGCCAATGGAAGTGCTGGAAATACTGGAGCCGCAGGATCAGGGGCAACTGCTGGAGCAGCAGGAAGTCCCGGTGGAGCTGGGGCCAATGGAAATGCTGGAAATACTGGAGCAGCAGGAACTGGAGCAAACGCTGGAGCAGCAGGAAGTCCTGGTGGAGCTGGTGCCAATGGTAATGCCGGCACAACAGGGGCGGCTGGAACTGGAGCAAACGCCGGAGCAGCAGGAAGTCCTGGCGGTGCCGGTGCTAATGGTAATGCCGGCACAACAGGGGCCGCAGGTACAGGGGCAACTGCTGGAGCAGCAGGAAATCCAGGTAATGCAGGCGCAGCAGGAAATACTGGAGCAAATGGTAATGCAGGAACAGGGGCAACCGCTGGATCTACTGGCAATCCAGGTAATGCCGGCGCAGCAGGAAATCCAGGTGCAAATGGTAATGCCGGCACTGGAGCTAATCCAGGGGCAGCAGGGAGCCCTGGAAATGCCGGAGCAGCAGGAAATACTGGAGCAAATGGTAATGCTGGCACTGGAGCTAATCCAGGAGCAGCAGGAAATCCAGGCGGTGCCGGAGCTGCTGGTAATGCTGGGACTGGCGCAGCAAACGGAAATCCGGGATCAAGTGGAAACCCAGGCAACGTTTCAACGTTTGGTTCCTTAGCTAATTTTCCAGGTGGAACCGGTGGTACTGGTGGGGCTGGAGGAAATGCTACAAACGGAGCAGCTGGCTCGGCCGGAACTTCTGGAAATCCAGGTGGATCAGGCAATCCCGGAAATAATGGGGCTGCAGGAACTGGCGGTGCTGGTGGTACAGCTGGGACATCTGGTGGTATTGGAGGAACAGGCAATCCCGGTAACAATGGAGCTGCTGGTACAGGCGGCGCCGGAGGATCGGCCGGTACTTCCGGAGGTATTGGAGGAACAGGCAATCCCGGTAATAATGGAGCTGCAGGAACTGGTGGTGCTGGTGGTACAGCTGGGACATCTGGTGGTATTGGAGGAACAGGCAATCCTGGCACCAATGGGGCTGGTGGTGCAGGAGGAGCTGGTGGTAATGCTGGTAATCCAGGAGCCACTGGTAATGCCGGCAATCCAGGAAATAACGGTGCTGGTGGTGCAGGCGGTGCTGCTGGTAATGCTGGTAATCCAGGAGCCACTGGCAATGCTGGTAATCCAGGAAATAACGGTGCTGGTGGTGCAGGCGGTGCAAGAGGAAATGCTGGGAATCCAGGAGCCACTGGCAATGCTGGTAACCCAGGAACAAATGGCGCCGGTGGTGCAGGAGGAGCTGGTGGTACGGCGGGTAACTCCGGATCTCCTGGCAACGCTGGTGTAGGCGGAGGCGGCGGAGGCGGCGGAGGCGGAGGCGGAGCATCGGGTTGGACTTTAAAGCAAGGTGGTAGCGGCGCCGGCAATGCTGGTACCGCGGGTAATTCAGGCAACATAAGTGGTGCTACTAACGGCAACGGCGGCGCAGGCGGCAATGGAGGACTTCTTTCGGGCGCTGCCGGTGGTTCAGGTAATGCAGGAACACCAGGCAGCGCAGGAAATACAGGAGCCGCAGGAACTGGAGCAAACGCTGGAGCAGCAGGAAGTCCTGGTAATGCAGGCGCCAATGGAAGTGCTGGAAATACTGGGGCCGCAGGAACTGGAGCAAACGCTGGAGCAGCAGGAAGTCCTGGTAATGCCGGCGCTGCAGGAAGCGCTGGTACAACAGGAGCGGCAGGAACTGGAGCAAATCCAGGAGCAGCAGGAAGTCCAGGCGGTGCAGGAGCCAACGGAAATGCTGGTACAACAGGAGCGGCAGGAACTGGAGCAAATCCAGGAGCAGCAGGAAGTCCTGGTAATGCCGGCGCTGCAGGAAATGCCGGAGCGACTGGCAATGCAGGAACTGGAGCTACAAATGGTGCAGCTGGAAATCCAGGAGGTGCAGGAGCAGCAGGAAATGCTGGAGCGACTGGCAATGCAGGAACTGGAGCTACAAATGGTGCGGCTGGAAACCCAGGCGGTGCCGGAGCTGCTGGTAATGCTGGCACAACAGGAGCAGCTGGAACTGGAGCTACAAATGGTGCGGCTGGAAATCCAGGAGGCGCAGGAGCAGCAGGAAATACTGGCACAGCAGGTAGTGCTGGAACTGGAGCGACCGCCGGAACAGCCGGCACATCAAATCCTGGAGCATCAGGAAACGCTGGTAATATTGGTACTACGACAAATTCAGTATCAGTAAAAGTATACCCATATCAAATAGTTTCTATAAATATTGGAACAGGCAGCGCTAATGGTACGATGAGTGTAACATTTTAGCACAAATAACAAAAAGGAAACAATACATGCTAGTAGGAATTAAAGACGTTTATCTTTATACTGGTTTGACTACGACAGGTGGCAACGACTCTGCTGCAGCCTATCAGTGGCTACAGGATAATAACATTGAGTTTACTCATTTATCATACAACGATAGTAGTCAATACGAATCTGTATTCAATGCTCTAAATACATGGGATATTGGAGAATTTACTGATTTTCCATTTGTCATCTACGATGAAAAACATGACGATTTTACCGCAGTCAAACAAGCATTGATTGGCTTAGATGCCATCACAGAGAGCAACTTAGTCGAACTAGCAGCCCTGTAATTTACATATATATAATAGAGTCATTCATTTGGAACATGTTAACATACAAAGAATGGCATTGGTAATGCGTTGCTATGACAAACTTCCACCACATCTCAGAATATGGATCTCAAGCTTACATTTTAGTTTGCATGATGATCATATTCTGAGAGGTGCGAGCGACGTCGAGCAATGTAAAAAATTTATTGAATCTGGTGGAATACACTATGAAAAACCTGGAAATGGACAAAATTGATGTTTTCGTTTTTTGAAAAGAATGAGCCTAAACTAGAATTTCTTTGCTATGATGATGATTTAGGAAATATACCAGAACCTTATCCTGCCCGCAAACTGATACCAGAATGGTATAAAGCTTTGCCAATGAAGAAGGATGTAGGCTTTGATCAATCTACTCTCAAAAGATGCCCACCTTTTCTTGATGCGATGATCACGGGTTGGATTATTCCACTCGTTGCTGATGTTGAAATCACTTCGAATGAAGATTGTTCGTTCATTGAATACAACAGCAAATATCCGAGAGCAATGATCGAGAATCATTTACAGTGGCAAGTAACATCTGACAAATGCCCCGCTCCACATTTACCAAAACCTCCAATTAAATTCATGAACTGGTGGGCAATCAACTGCCCGAAAGGATACTCACTGTTGTTTGTTCCACCATTAAATAGACCTGATCCAAGATTTACTTGTTTTTCGGGTATGGTAGACTGCGATGGTTATTTTGAGTTTATTAACTTTCCATTTGTTTGGAACGAACCCAATTTTAAAGGTATTCTACCTGCTGGTACACCGTTAATGCAGGTTATTCCAATTAAAAGAGATACTTTGTTTTCGAAAAATGTATGTAGAGCATTCAATGAAACTGAACTGAAAGCACTCAAAGGTACACGTAGAAAGCTTCAAAGTCATGAATCCCATTATCGAGATAATATTTGGGAGCGTAAATAATGGCAGTATATCAAATAGCTCCTTCTCCATCGTTAGGTATACCAGAAATTTCTTTTGCATCATGGCGTGATGGTTTTACTGAAGAAGAGATCGATAAAATAGTTAGTATTGGTGATAGTCTCACGATCAAATCTGCTAGTGTTGGACCTGATAGTAAAGTTGAAGAAGCAGTTAGATCATCTAAAATAGGTTGGATAAATCTTACGCCCGAGACTAATTTTATATATGATAGAATTGCTTTCATAGCAAGACAACTGAACGGTGAATTCTTCAATCTAGATATATGGGGATTTGTAGAGGACTTTCAGTATACTATATACGATGGAAAAGACGATCATTATACGTGGCATCTTGACAGAGGTGGAAATGCAACGAATGCGCCTCGCAAATTATCTCTTGTAATACAATTATCTGATCCTTCTGAATACGAGGGGGGAGATCTTGAGATATTTGATGCACCCGTGCCGACTCAAGTCACAAAACAAAAAGGTTTAGTAGTTGCATTCCCGTCCTTTATTTTACACAGAGTAACTCCTGTGACAAAAGGCATTCGTAAAACTCTAGTAGTATGGTTAGCTGGTCCTCAATTTAAGTGAGATAATATGACAAGAGAATGTGGAAGTTGCACGAAGTGCTGCGGTTGGTTAACTGGAGAAGCTCTTGGCCATCAATTTTGGCCAGGAAGGAAATGTCATTTTGTAACTACAAAAGGATGTTCGATACATGAACAACGACCTGAGAATCCGTGCAAATCGTTTAGCTGTGTATGGTTAGGAAATGAAAAGTTTCCACTCGGTCTTGATACTATTCCGATGTGGATGAAACCAGACGAATCAAACGTAATTATGGTTTGGAGACAACACGAAAATCCTGATCTTAGCTTTTTACAACTGCTTGAAGCAGGCGCTCCGCTAACAGCCGAAATACTTAGTTGGGCTATTCAGTATGGTTTGAACAACGGTTTAAATATATTTTATCAAGTCAACAGTGGTTGGAATAAGATTGGAAACCGACTGTTTTTAGATACAGTGATAGAGGCTGATCTTTCCCAATATACATAACATAAGGATTTTATTATGACAGACATACTTGATCAGTGGCAGTATTTTAGCTCACCTATCTATAGTATTATGAAGCCAGAACTTCTTGATTTCTCAAGAGCAGCATCAAATGCGGCGTTAAGGGCCGCGCGCAAAATAACAAAAATAAACGATGTATATCCAGTCGTGCAAGCAGATGTGTCTAACGAAGAAGATCTTCTTCCACTGATACAGTACACATTAAACACAGCATGGAATCTTTTGAGCGATCAAGGATACAACATGAATGGACTTTCGACTTATCTTACCGAATGTTGGAGTCAAGAACACCATAAGTATTCATCAATGGAGTATCATAATCACAGCGACTGTCAGTTAGTTGCTTTTTATTTTTTAGAGTGCCCGAAAGATCCTCCGCGAATGGTGATTCATGATCCGCGACCAATGAAACTTATGTTACCACTATACGAACATAATTCTTCTAACATTACCACAGCAACATCGTCTATTAATTTTACGCCAGTTCCTGGTCAACTAATGTTTGCAAATTCCTGGCTACCGCATAGCTTTACTCGTAACACATCAACCAAACCTTTCAAATTTATTCACATGAACATTGGTACACGTCCGTACATTGAACCTATAGTATATGATGCAACAGCAGAAATAATCTAATATGTCTGAGTTTATGATAAGATTCAATCAATCAAGAGGACAACCTAATCGCGGGACAGAAGATCATGTCTGGCGCGTTTTCGAAGATGGTAAAGAATATCTATGTAAAAATGTTATCATTAATGTTCCAAGCCGTGGGGCAAAGACAGGTCAAGATTGGAATATCTGTTGCGAAGGTACTATGAGCATATGTAAAGACACCTCTACAATTACTATTAACTAAATTATTATCGGTGAAATTATGAACTTAGAATTTTCAGAAATAAAACTTTATAACCCAGGAGTTCTTAAAACAAGAATTCCAGTTTCTATTTTTGCTGAGTTGACTTGTGACTTGCAAAAGCAAGTTGATAATAATCCGGAAAAATACAATACTAATTTAGCTGGGCAATTAGAAACAGAATTTCAGTATGTTATTAACGGGCAGTTTAGAGAATGCATAGAGCAAACGTTTCTTGAATATAGAAGAAAATTTAATTTTTATGAAAATCATAATTATGTCATTGATAATGATGCTTGGGTAAATTTTCAGAAGAAACACGAATATAATCCAATACATTTTCACCACAAAGCTATTTCATGGGTGATATGGATTGCAATTCCTTATGATTTAGAAGAGGAATTAAATATGCCAAATGTAAGAGAATCAAACTATAAAGTTGCATCAAAGTTTGAATTCATTTATAACTCATTAGACGGTGGAATTAGTACGACTCAATTAGATATTGATAAGACATGGGAAGGTTCTCTTATTATGTTTCCAAATTATCTTAAGCATCAGGTATATCCGTTTCAAACTTCAGACGAACATCGTATTTCTATTTCTGGTAATATAGACATTAGAAATTAATTGGGCGAAGTGGAGTTAAGACTACAATTGTCCCAGAAATTGATGAGTATGCTCTTGCGAGAGCCGCTTTTGATTTCATTGACCCAATGGTAGTATCGACTGCCTTCGAAGTATAAGACCGCACCTTCGGTAGGTTGAAAAGACTCGTGTGTATATTTTAACAATTCTTCTTTTAAAACTTCCGGAGGGCTCAGTTCTTTTTCATAGTCTAACCAACTTCTTTCAGAAATACAAAATTCTCCGCCTTCAAGATCGATTGCTTCTAAGTAACACGATATGGTAATTGGAGACATTAATTCTTCTGGTTTCAACTTTTCTCCAGCCTCAATTCTGTGCCGAAGCTTTTCATTAAAATCTACATGAGGCCACAAATCTCCAGAAGATTTATACGCCTGATACCAATATTCAATATGAGTTTTGTTACAATTAAACTGTTCTCTGTCGAGAAATTCAAGCACAGCTTCATCTGTTTTATTTGTAGGCGCATTACGATCAAAGTAATGCATGTTCGTATGCCTATTTAAACCTTCAAGAAAAGTTAAGCGAATATCTTCATCGAGAGTAGATCTACGAATAATCCTCGAGTTTCCATGGTACATTTTCAAATCTTTCAAAAACATATTTAGCAGCCTCTTTATTCTTTAAAGATTTACCAAAAGCCTTGACGAAACTGTTTGGCATTTTCTTATAGGAAGAAGCTCCTGCTTTATTATCACATTCTGCTGGATGTCGAGAAATTTCTAACTCGTCACATATCTGATTGATATTGGTTTGAGTAAAAAAATCCTCATAAAAGAAGTAGAGCGGATTTGCGAACACACTGTCCAAAGCTTCGATAGTTTCTTTATATTTACATGATATGAAATTGCTCATGACAAATCGTGAAGCTAACGACCGATTTGGAATTTTACCTCCTCCAATCATATTCCAAGAAGACCAACTCCTCTGAATAGGATCTCTCATAATATAAACTGGTACTACTTCGATATCGTATTTTAGTAAACCGTTTTTAATAAGTCGAAAGATGTTCTCACTCGAGCCTTCATAATGTGTGAAGTCGCCTGTGACTTGATTTATATTTGAAACAGCCCGAAAAAAAGACTCTATGTCTTTTCTATATTCGCTTACATCTTCTAAGACAGGAACTAAATCGTCTCTCTGAATAATATTCAGTTCTTTTCCCATATCATAGAAATCTGGGTGTTCTTTAAAATACTCATATAACCAAGTAGTGCCAGATTTCTCGGCTCCTACATTCAATAAAAACTTCATAGATTTAATTGTATTAATATATTTCTAAAATTTGGCCCGTGCGTTGGAGAATCTACGTCTTCTAAAAGTTCATAGTTTGCTGCGTTTGCTCGCATACGCAAAGTTCTATGAAAGATTGAATTTGCAGGAATATTTCTATACAAATGTTTAGTTATACCAATTTCAATATTAAAATTATTTTTGGCTGTTACATTTTCTTGATTAAAAACGTAATTTCTAGAACCGTTTTCATCCGGAGCAGTGAGTGAATGTCTGCCATCTAATGTTCCATTTTCAAGGATAAACCCGCTTACAAATCCCATATCTTTTCCAGCTACAGTATCAAAAGCTCTTATCATAATATAAGTATCATTTGCGCCATGAGGATTTAATCCTGGCCACTCATTATTAATTCCGCTTTCAATTAATGTGCGCATGTTGGTTTTTCGTTCGGCGTCAGTTAATGTAGAATTTTCCGGCCAATTCGCATCAATAGCATCCTTTGATCTTTCATACAAGTCATCAAAATCTATTTCTGACAAATCATTTATAACAGTATAAACAATATTCATATCTTAACTCTCTTTGTAGCTATTATGTCTGCGATGGTATTTATCCAACCTTCTTTGCTTGTATCAAATGGTTGTTCGTGGTGTTGTTTATGCATATGTTCTCCACCACTGATAATTCCGTACCAAAATCCCATATCTTTTGGACCGTTTTTATCATGATTTAGAGATGCGATTCCTGTGGACCATATCGACAATGTAGCAGGAACAATGTAAATAAACAAGTATGCTGGTAACGATATGAATAACAATAGAAACGGTAAGAATAACAAAATCCAGTATTTTTCATAGAAGAAATTGGTAATCTTATTACGAATCAGTCTGACTGTTGTTTTCAAATTTATTTGATTCGTGTCATTATTCCAAAGAATTGGAAAAAGTATTTTCCAACCTTGCAAATGGTAAGGATGCGGATCCTTCTGAGTGTCATGATACTTGTGATGATTGTCGTGCGATACACAGAATTCAAGCGGCGAAGCAAATGAACCATAGAATCCGAATGCCGTGCATATGAATTCTACGATAGGATTCATTGTATGCGTACGATGATTGTGGATTCGATGATACGTAATCGATCCACCTATTACTCTCATCAAAAAGAACGCTGTGAGTGAAACAATTATCCATGGAAAAGTTGCATATTGAATCAGAGCCCAGATTGTAATAAATGGGCCTGCTAATTGCGCGAATGTAAGCACATATCTTTTATGAACTTTTAGATTCATAATACGAATCAATCTCTTTTATAATAGACTCTTTGCCAGGATACGAATCAAGTAAAGGCATATGTGTGTCTTCGATACCATAATAATCTTCGTACCAAACAACTTCTTTTTGGTATTTATTTAAATACGCGACGAGTGCACGATAATCATTATACATCAAACCAATATTAAAACGAATGGCATTGGGTTTTAATTCGGGATATACTTTTAGCAAATAATTTGCCATACTTAAAGCAGCGTTTCTCATATTTTTACGAAGTATAAAGAAACTTGCCTGATTGGCTAAAAGATACGAGTGTTGATTTACAAGTACGATGTGTTCACTATGATCTTGTAACAAGTCGGCAAACGAATCTTGCGTAAAATTTGTTTGATGCTTAGTTTCGTGAGTAAGTTGTTTTCTATTACTTTGAATGTGAACAGGATGTAACTCTCCCACAAATGGTAAACTTGTTTTCTCTTGGAGATCCAAGCAAAAACGAGTAGCACCACATCGTGGAAGAGAACAAACGATCATTCTTCATCTTCACTCATAAAAAGAGTTTTCGGCAATTTCACTTTCTTCTTCGGTTTCTTCGAAATAGCAAGAAGATCAATTTTACCTGGAACAACGTCAAGACTATAAGTTCGAGCACGATCTTCAATATCAAGATTAATAAAGTCTACACCAAATTCTTTGTGGAATTCAGAAAGAAGATCTTCTCTGCATGCCTCAAGATATTTTTTCCATTGCCAACGACCGATCTCTGAAAGTATTTTTCTTCTTCGCGCAGCTTTCGCATCTTCTGGCGGAGTTTTCGTATGCCAATTACTCGTGTCTTCTAAGTGATATGAAACCATCTTACTGTGATGGAACATTTTATATCCAGCAGCGTATGACATCATCGTCATCATGACTTCTTCTCCTACAAAGAAGACTTTTGGATCTAATCCGACATTGTCAATCCAATCGACATGCGTAAAGAAGTTTCCTGCCATAATATGAAACGCCGGTCTTGGCATATCAGTCGATGGAATCGCGTCTCCATGTACATCTGGAATCAAAGTATCCGGATCAATAGTATAATACTTGACTTGACAAGCATCATTTTCTTCTTGACAAAGATAAGTTTTAATCTCTCCGTCTTTTTCTTCAATTATAAATGATTTACATGATCCAGTAATGATGACTTTATTGGTTTCACACATATCCATCGCTCTCTTATAATCTTCAATCAGAGCTCGATCCCAATTCATATCATGTAACATATGTGAGTCGACTTGATAAATGAAGTCATACTCGTTTGTGATATTTAACATATTAATATATCTTGCCCAAACACAACCATCAGAGTATTCGGGATCGATTCTTTTATAGATGACATCATCTCGACTTACAAGCACAGGTTCTGTGCACGCCAACGAATCTTCATAACGAGTTTGCTCGAAGATCGAATAGACTACATTATTCCGATTGGATTTGGTTTGCATCATACTCTTGATGGTATGAGGAAGTAAAGGATCTTGATACGAGCATACTGAAACAAAAATGTTCATTGTTTATTCTCTTCTTTTTGCATATTAAATTTCTTTTTTATTCCCATATACTTTCGATAGTATTGCTTATCATCTCCGGGAATTAGATTCATAGTTTTATCTATCATCTCATCTGAAGCTGGGCCAACAGAAGCAGTAATATCTTTATTGAGGAAAGGAATGACGTGCAACAAAGGTTCTCCCGCTTTAATGTGAACGTTACATTCTCTTTTCGGCATGCAAATGAAGTTTGTAATATGGAAACTCTTATAGTCTACCAAACCAGGAGTTATGTATAGATCTTCAAGAAAAGTAGAATGATAAAATGCAGGCATTAACAATGCGCTAATGTTTTTTTGAGTAAAAATTTTCCAAGGAGATGGAAATAAGATTGCTGTAGGATCAATTCCAATTGGAGTAAATGCGCCTTCTACAAATTTTTCATCCATCTTTACGCCATTGTCAAATCCGCGATCTCCTCTCGGTCCTCTGTCTCCAAGATACCAAGAAGTACCAGCTTTATTTGCCATAATATGAATGTCTACCCACGCCGGAATGATATAGCCAAATTGAGCATAGTCTAAAATTCCCGGACAGTATGGCATCAGATGCTTGCCATACTTGTCTTGTTGAACCTTGCGAGTATTTGTTGGAACATCAATCGCTCGTTCAACAGAAAAGTTATGATAAGATAACTTCTTAGTATCTACGAATTCAATATCTTTCTTTGGTTTTAATAAAGAAAACAAGTTTTTCATTTTCTTGGTACTCTCAATTCTTTTGTATATACGCTTCTTCGAGTGTTTTGCATCTTTGATATGATATTAATTAAGTGATGTTCATCTTCTTTCATGTTTCGAATATTGGGCTTTGATGGAACAGCATCACGCTTAATTGGAATGGCAATGACTAAAGGTGTACCAGCAAGTAAAAGCACGTCGGCATTTGGAGTGTGCCAGATTGCAGGAAAATTGACTTCTTTTGGATATGTATCTGTATCAACTAATCCTGACAGACATGTAAAATGGCTTTCAAAGTTATTAATCGGAGCTATGAAAAGAGTCGACCAACCCGGAGCAGTCTTTACAATCCATGGATTGACAAACTTCAAAGGAGGTGCAGGAAATCCAGGAGCAGATCTTTCTCCAAGTTGTCGAATGTCATGAAACTCACATACGTTGATCTGTGGAGAAGACGTGACTTCAATTGTACTGCAGTCGTGATTTGATCTGACTGTCAAGTCGCCGATAAGAGGAATGACATATCCTAATGACATTGCGTCGATCATCGGCATGCATTTTTTTGCAGTAAAGCTATGAGATCCTGACCAATCACGATCATCTCTTCCATCTGTAATCAGTGGAGGAATTCTTTTATACCATTCTGGCATATATTTTGCCGCAGGCTTTGGCTGAGGTAATGCCTCAACATCATCGCGATGGCAATAAAACTCAATAATAGGTTTCTTTTTAAAAGGATTCCAACTCAACATTCTCTCTCACCCATTACCCATGCTACAAGACTCTTACGAAAACCAGAAGTGATTGGCTTCACTCGATGTGGCATCCATGAAGCGAAGAATACGATATCACCTTTATTCGGTTTAAACGAAACTTTGTCTTCAAAGTTTCCGTTGTTTACGATCTCTAACTCTCCACCTTCATATTCACTCGGATCTGAAAGAAGCAGAGATGCTGAGATCTTTCTTATATATTTCTGCCAGCCAAATTCAACATCCCAATGCCATGTATAATGTTGATTTGGTCCGTACTTTGTATATTGAAAAGCTTCGACGCCTTCGATATCATACATAAAGTTGTCGTAGTTCACGACAGAAACGATTCCTGACATTCTCTGAAATAGCCAATCACTGTGTTGATCATGATGTATCCACGAGATATCAGAATCTCGCGTTTCAGCCGGAGCTGCGGCATTCTTCTCTAGCCCAACTTTTCCTTTTTCAAACTCTTGGAGTTTTTCGAGATCGATAATTTTATCGACTTCTTCAGGAGTAAATCCTCCCGACCATACTGCAAAGCAATTCAATTGTTTCCCATATTTAGGAATAATATATGGCATAGTAAATCCTCGTCAAGTCACTTATTCAATAGTAATATCTATATATCCTCCGGGCGCTACAGTTACCGAATGTGATTGGCCATCCGGAAAAGAATAGTAGCTTGCCGTCTGATTATTTATCACCGGCGCAGGCGTACCACCGGCATTTGATCCGGGGAAAGTAATACCGAGCGCATTTGCTGCATTTCCTGGAACCGCCGGAGTTGGAGCATTAAAATTCTGCGGACCATTGGTAGCAGGATTAAAGTTTTGTGGACCATTCGAAGGTGCATTGAAGTTTTGTGGGCCATTTGAAGGCGCATTGAAGTTTTGAGGCCCGGTCGTTGGCGCATTAAAGTTTTGAGGCCCGGTCGTTGGCGCATTAAAGTTCTGAGGACCATTTGTAGGCGCATTGAAGTTCTGAGGCCCGTTAGTTGCAGGATTAAAGTTTTGAGGCCCGTTCGTTGGCGCATTAAAGTTCTGAGGACCATTCGCGACATTGAAGTTCTGAGGACCATTCGCGACATTAAAGTTTTGAGGCCCGTTCGTTGGCGCATTAAAGTTTTGTGGGCCATTCGTTGGAGCATTAAAATTCTGTGGGCCATTCGTTGGAGCATTGAAGTTTTGTGGCCCATTTGTAGGTGCATTAAAATTCTGTGGGCCATTCGTTGGAGCATTGAAGTTTTGTGGCCCATTTGTAGGTGCATTGAAGTTTTGAGGGCCGTTTGAAGGCGCATTGAAGTTTTGAGGGCCGTTTGAAGGCGCATTGAAGTTTTGTGGGCCATTTGAAGGCGCATTGAAGTTTTGTGGACCATTTGAAGGCGCATTGAAGTTTTGAGGACCATTACTTATAGCGTTAAATGCATTCACAAATCCTGGGCCATATTTAATACTAGGAGCATTATAAGAGACTGCATTTCCACCGCTAGTATTATAACTACCAGTTCCAGTTCCTGCAACAACGTTAAAGCCAGCTCCAGTTCCCGCAACAACGTTAAAGCCAGCTCCAGTTCCCGCAACAACGTTAAAGCCAGCTCCAGTTCCCGCAACAACGTTAAAGCCAGCTCCAGTTCCTGCAACTTTATTGAATGTACCTGTGCCAGTTCCTGCAACTTTATTGAATGTACCGGTTCCAGTTCCTGCAACAATGTTAAAGTTAGCTCCAGGCCCAGGAATTACGTTGAATGTGCTTCCAGTTCCAGGAACTTTATTAAATGTGCCTGTTCCAGTTCCTGCAACAATGTTAAATGTGCCTGTTCCCGGAAAGAGAATATTAAATGTGCCTGTTTGTGGAAAGATGATATTAAAGTTAGCTCCGGTCCCAGGAACTTTGTTAAATGTACCGGTTGCATTTCCTGGTACAATATTAAAGTTAGCTCCAGGTCCAGGAATAATATTAAATGTGCTTCCGGTCCCGGGAATAATATTAAATGTACCGGTTGCATTTCCTGGTACAATATTAAAGTTAGCTCCAGGTCCAGGAATTACGTTGAATGTGCTTCCGGTCCCGGGAATAATATTAAATGTACCGGTTGCATTTCCGGCGACAATATTAAAGTTAGCTCCAGGCCCAGGAATTAAAGCAGTTCCAGATCCACCTTGTCCTGAAACAAGAATACTATTCCTACCATAAGGAATTGCGATATTTCCTGGGCTATTAAACTTCGTCGTACCGACACCGCTTGCTCGCCAGGTTTTTTCGAGTGTAAATTTAGAACCGCCACCAATACCCATAAGTTATGCCGCCGCTTTCACTGACAATGAAACAATATAAGTCGTGCCTCCGTCGTACGTCATAATCGACCAGATATCGAGCGCGTTTGCAGTCGTTGTCGCAGGAGGCACAACTCCTCCTGCATATTTAGTACCTGCCGGCCATGTGATCGTACGACCTCCTGTTGCATCTTGTTTGGCTGCAATAGAACCAGACCATACGCGAGTCGCCGGAGGTATATTGGTCGGAGCGATTGTAATATTTCCAGTGAGAGTCAAATCGAAGAAGTTAGCAGCACCGCAATCAAGGCTATATGATCCAGTCGCAGCAGTATTAGCCACTTCGTGTTCTGTATAACCTGTTAAGATTGGGCGAGTAATGTTGTTATTGGCCATCACAAGGTTCGCTGACAGCGTAGTTAGACCACCAGTAACACTAAATGCTCCGTTCCATGTAAGAGCACCAGTTCCAGTTCTACCAAGTTTTACACTATTATCAGCATTACCAAAGATAATGTGTCCGTTATTGGCACTTTGTTGTCCCATAATACGAACAGTGTCAGCGATGTTAACATCTCCGAACCACGCATCATCACCGATGCCAATATTTGTTCCACTGCCATTATTAGCAGTAGTCACTCGATCAAAACTTCCAACGCTTGTAACGCTAATATTTCCAGTGATCGTAGTATTACCGGCTGCAAGAGTCGTGATACCTGATACCGGTCCACCAAAAGTTACTGCACTAGTTGTTTTATTAAATGTAAAGTTAGCAGAACCATTCGCTACGTTACTATCATTAAATATGACTTGTGTATTGGATCCGCCTATAGGACCAGCAACACCTTGTGCGCCAGTAGCACCTTGAGCACCGGTTGCACCAGTAGCACCTTGAGCACCAGTTGCACCAGTAGCACCTTGAGCGCCTTGAAGTCCTTGAGCACCTTGCGCGCCAGCAACACCTTGTGCGCCAGTAGCACCTTGAGCACCGGTTGCACCAGTAGCACCTTGAGCACCAGTTGCACCAGTTGCGCCTTGAGCACCTTGAGGACCGACTGCTGTTACCCAATATGGAGAACCAGTCGCTCCATTCGATGCTAATACCTGACCGGCAGTTCCTACTCCACCATTCGCAGATAAAGCTCCGCCGAGTGTAAGAGAACTTAAAGTGCCTACAGAGGTAAGAGACGATGCAAGAATTCCAGTACCTAAAGCCGTAGAGTTAGCAATAGTAGTACCATTGATCCTATAGGTTTTACCAGTTGCAATATCTAAATGTTCGGAAGATGTCCAACTATCAGTTGCATCAACCCAGTTAAATGTCTTATCGGTACCACCTTTCAGAGTAATACCACCGCCATCGGCAGTGACATCACTTGGAGTAGTCACATCACCAAGTATAATATTTTTATCTTCTACAAGAAGATTTGTAGAATTTATATTCGTTGTGGTACCATTGATAGTGAGGTTACCAGAAACTGTGATATCGCCAGTGATCGTTGTGTTACCAGCAGCAAGAGTTGTAATGCCACTGACTGCTTGCGCGGCACTCGTCGACTGAATCGTCGTTGTTCCAACAAACAATGAAGGCAATCGAGCAAATGCCACTGTACCAGAAGTCAGATTGCTAGCATTCGCAGCAATTGTAATGGCATTCGTATAAGCTGCACCGGCATTGGCTACCATTGCTGTGTTGGCAGTTCCAATCTTTGTATCGGTATAAGTGACTGCATTGGAATATGCGTTATTGGCCCCGTCACTCAGTGAGGTAGCGTTAATCGCAGTCGCACCAATAACGAGTTGACCGCTCGTAATTACGACGTTGCCTGCCGATATTGTTACGCCATTCGCTACGGTTAACCCGTTTTTAACGCGAAAGTTATTTGGTGTCATCTGGTTCCCTATCCCACAGATTATTTACTTATATTTATAATAATTATGACGCCAGTATAATTCAATTTTGATTAAACCCACTTCGTTCCGTGCTTTGAGCTATATTTCGTTTCAGGATCATATGACGCGAAATCTTCATAACGAGGATCTCCTGGTTCTGCCCTCTTACCGATGCTATATTCGCCGATATGATTTACGATGTTATGGCCTTCTTCGGTCTTGAGCTTACAAGTTTGCATGCCAAGTTGCTGCAATGATTTCGCTACAACATACTCGCTTAAGTTTTTCTCACCTACTGATTCGGCATGTGGAAGATCTACTATCGCGCGAGGAAAAATACTCGCCAAACTCCAAAAATATGCCTCAGAAAGTTCGCCGCGATATTTTCCGAATGTAATGTCTGTTTCATAAGCCTGTGTTTCCTCTTCAAAATCATACCATTTTTGCCTTGTTAAACATACCTGAGAAACTTTTTGATAGTCGTGAAGAATCTGAGTCATGTCGAGCATTCGAATCGGACAGTTGAACGTCACATCATCTTCAGATAGATAAACGTAATCATAATCTCGTTCTCTCAACAATTCGAAGGTTCGATTCCATACGTATGGTAAACCCATATTCTGCTGATGTAGGAAGATCTCAGTAAAGCCAAAATTCTTGGCTAGCTCGAACATCGTACCATCATGGCGACCTTTTGGCATATCATCAATAAAGATGCCTTCGACTTCACATCCTTCAAAGTTTAGCATATCACGCTGTGATTTTAGAGTAGGAATCAAATATTCGAGTCGATTCGTCGACCATATTACCTTACATATCTTCATGAGAATCTCTCCGTATCAAAGAAGAATGTCTGGAACAATCTCCCGTCATATAAGTTTTTGCCGAAGTAGTCGAGGCTAGCATGGAAGAGATCTCCACGATAAAGAATAAGTCGATTATACTTGTTGCCTATCGAATCTACTTTATCCCATTTGGTGTAGTCGTATCCTTCGTAAAGGTTTTCATGCGATCGCCATTCTCCTGATTCCTTGTGCCGATACATAGCAGTACCACTCGATA